CTGAATCAACAAAAAAAGACGAAACCAAAGCACAAGAGGACTTTTACAAAGTTGCTCAAAGGATGCGGAGGGAATACAACGAGGTTCAAAGTCAAGAAATAAAATCATCATCGGACGAAATAATTGAGAATATGCGTGTAGCGATTGAATCGCAAAACGTAATTTTAGGGGATAGCGTGAATAAGCAACTATCAAGTTTAGAAATGCTCAAACTTGGTGTTAGTGCGTTTGGTGTTGATTTCGTTAATACCTTTATGAGTGCATTTGAGGCGGTTGCATTGTTAGAAGAAGCCTATGCAAGTTCATCGGAACAAAGCCAAAAGAAAGCGTTTGAAATTCGGAAAGCATTTGCAATAACACAAGCGACAATTTCAACTATTGAGGCAACTATTAACGCATTTAAAACGGCATCGGAAAGCCCTATATCAAAATTATTCCCTGCGTATCCGTTCATCCAAGCAGGTATAGCAGGGGCGTTTGGGGTGGCTAAAATCAAAGAAATAAGTAAACAACAATTTAGATCAACAACACCACCATCAATAGGTAGTAGCGTTGGCGGTTCGGTAAGTGTTCCAACAACTTTAAGAGCATCATCCATAAACGTAGGTAACGAGTTTGTAACTGCAGATAGAAGAGTATATGTTTTACAAGGCGATATAACCCGAACAATCAACAACGTAAACAACACACGTGCGGTTAGCGTAGTAGAATAAAGCCAAAAAACTAAAAACACTATTTATATATATGCTACCTATTTACAAGTTAGTAATCAATGACGAAGATGAAACGGGGGTGGAGTTTGTTTCCCTCGTTACAAATCCTGCAATAGAAAAGGACTTTTTATACTTTAATGAAAATAAACCCCCTTTAAAATTCGCTATTCAAGACGAAGAAAAAAGGATTATATCTGGACCTGCAATGATTGCGGATTTGCCTATTTACAGATACGACGATGCACGTGGGGAATATTATGTTGTATTTGACAAAGCAACCATTTTTCAAATTGCAAAGAAATGGGCAATGGGGGACAAATACGATAGCGTTAATATCCACCACGATAAAGCAACAAACGGACTTTCACTTTTTGAATCTTTCATAATTGATCGTGAGCGTGGAATGTTACCACCAAAAGGTTATGAAGATGTAGCGGATGGAAGTTGGTTTTTATCCTATATCGTAAATGATGAAAGTATATGGGCAAAAGTAAAAAGTGGGGAGTTCAAAGGGTTTTCAGTAGAGGGATATTTTGACTTTGACGAATCGCAAGAAGATAAAATTGTAAACGCTTTAATGAGCAAGTTAAAAACCATCGTAGGGAAATGGAATGGAAAAAATTGAGCCAAAAAAACCAAATCACTAATTATATATAAAAATGAACAGTAAAGAAGTAATTCAGGAAATACGCTCACTATTGGGGTTTTCCGAAGAAACTAAAACAGAAATGGCAACCGCTACATTGATTGACGGCACAATCGTTGAATGGGAGGGAGAACTTGCCGTAGGAACTGCAATTTTCGTACAAACTGGCGAAGGTTTAATTCCTGCACCTGACGCAACACATGAAGTTGAAGGTGGAATGTTATTTACAACCGTTGACGGAATTGTTACCGAAATCGTTGAACCTGAAAGCGAAGTTGAAGTAACTATTGAAGCAAACGAATTTGCATCGCTTGAATCTTTCAACTCTTTGATGTCAGCATTCAATGACGCAGTTAGCCGTTTAGAAGCACTTGAAAAGAAGTTGATTGAAACTGAATCTAAATTCAACTCAATGAAATCAGTATTTAGCAAAACAGTTGATTTAGTAGAAGCGGTTGCAAACCTACCAAGTGAAGAGCCAACAAAAGCACCATCAAAAGAATTATCTAAAAAAGAGCAACAATTCGCAAACATCGTAAAATTAGCACAACAACTTAAAAAATAAAACAATGTCATTCGTAGTATCATCATTAGCAAATTACACAGACGAGCAAAGAACAGACCTTTTGACTCGTTCATTATTCGGAAGCAAAACAGCAGAGATGTTGTTTAACGCAGGTCAAGTACAAGTAGGAGTTAAGAGTGCATCCGCACTTAATATCTTGACTTCAACTGTATTTTTCCAAGCAGATGGATGTGGTTATAACCCAAGTGGTTTGACTACTTACACTCAAAGAAATATCACAGTAGGAGCAATTAAGATTGAAGAGACATTGTGTCCTAAATCTTTGGAGCAAAAATGGATGCAAACTCAAATCGCACCGGGTAGCGCAGTAGAAGTTCCATTTGAAGAGCAAATCGGACGTGAGAAAGCATCTCGCATCGCTAAATTGTTAGAAATAGCAATGTGGCAGGGCGACACCGCTTCAACTAACACTAACCCTAACACTAACCGTTTCGATGGTTTTGTTAAAATCATTGACGCTGCTTCTGCATCTACTATTGCAGGTAACACAATTAGCGCAACTGCAATTACAACTTCAAACATTGACGATATTTTAGACGCAATGTATGGTGTTATTCCTTCTGATATTGCAACTGAATCAGATTTGGTTTGCTTCTGCGGTATCGACACCTACAAGAAGTATTTGGTTAACTTGAAAAACGCTAACTTGTTTCATTATTCACCTGATGCAGGAGTTGCGATGGAAACCGTTATTCCAGGCACAAACGTTAAATTAGTTGCAGTAGGTGGATTGGACGGAACAAACCGTTTGTTCTTGGGTAGATTGAACAACTTCTACATCGGAACTGACCTTATAGATGAACAAGAGGAGTGGAAAATGTGGTATTCAACTGATTCGGACGAAGTACGTTATAGAGCATCTATGAAATACGGTGTTCAGATTGCATTCCCTGATCAATTAGTTCAATTTAAATTAGCGTAATAAATGCCTTGTTCGTTAACCGCAGGATTTACCCTCGACTGTAAAGATTCAGTCGGGGGTGTAAAGTCCATTCACTTGATTGATTGGGCAAAAACAGGATTTACCGTAAGCGGTGGCGAAGTGACTGCAACAACCGTTGCGAGTGGTAGCGTATTTACATACGAAATGCCAAAAGCAACGGGTAGCATGACCATCACTACTAACGTTTCTCAAGAAAACGGAACGGTATTCAACCAAACTGATGTAGTTGCACGTTTACGCAAATTGTCAACTACTAAACGCAATGAGTTAAAGTTGTTAGCGCAAAACAGAGTGTTCTGTATTGTTCGAGATAACAATGATAACTATTGGTTGTGTGGGCGTGAGTATGGTTGCGACCTTACGGCACTGACTGGCGAAACGGGTACTGCAATGGGGGATAATGTTGGATATAACTTCACATTGTCTGCTATTGAAGCCGAAGCGCCTTACAAATTACAAGCCAACGTAGTTACTGCACTTGGTATATAGTTTCTTTGTTTTTCATGATTCGGAGGGGGTAAGTTAATTCTTATCCCCTTTTTTTATTCCAAAAACTTAAAAACGCTAATTATATATAATGCTACAAATAAACAAGGGAGAATCAAAGTCGTGGTACTTGACACTTACTGAAAAGGTTACGATAAATAACCCGAAGTTTTTATTTGTTTTTATCAATCGTTTAACGAATAGCGAAACTGCCGTAATACTTACAGACGTATCTCAATATAAAGAGCGTTACAATCAGTTTAACGTAATAGAGGGAACAACGTTTACACTTGATCCGTGCGAACATTTATATCAAGTTTACGAGCAAAGCAGTAACAGTAATTTAAATCCTTTAAACGCTACATTGATTGAAGTAGGGATTTTAAAGGTAACAGAGATTTTTCAAGGACAAACAGAATATAATCCAACACTAATAGAAAAAACATTATGAGTACAGGAACAGAATTTTCAGCAGGTTTCACGGGTTGCACCGTTGTAGCAAATACATCCGCAAAGACAGGGCGTTTTCGTGGTTTTGTCGTTAATAGCGATGCGGTTGTATCCGCTTGTTTGAGTGGTTCAACAAATTTGATGACACCATTAGGACTAACGGGCGTAACGTTAAAACAAGGCATTTACATCAGCGTGAGCGAAGATTTGGTAATTACTTCAATTACCTTAACAAGTGGTTCAATCGTACTTTATAACGAATAATGTTTGTAGGAGTTGGAGTTGGAGTTGGACGGCAACGTTTTGGCGGTGGCTTTGATGCTGATTACCAAGCCGTATTGAATTACGCTACATCATTGGGTTATACTTTGCCAAGTGCAGGGCAACAAGTGAAACAAAATGAATTATTGATTTCACTTAAATTAAATGGTATTTGGGCAAAGTTAGACACCTTTGCAATATTTGCCAATGATGGAAGTAGTAACTTTGGTTTAATTGATTGGAAGCGTTTAACGTTATACACAGCCGTTAATTCGCCAACATTTACAACAAATCAAGGGTTTACGGGTAACGGAACGAGCAGTTACATCGACACGAATTTCAACCCCGCAACGCAAGGAACAAACCATACTTTAAATAACGCATCACGATATTATATGCACTTTTCGGGAACGAATACCATTGTTGATGGTATTGATTTAAGTGGGGCAAACCAAGCAATAACATTAGGAAATTCAGCAATAAATAGAATAAATTCTACAAATTCATTGGATACTGCATTTACCTATTCAACTACAAAAGGAGTTAAATCTATTCACCGCACATCTTCAACAAATGTTGCCTTATATAATGATAAAGTTGGTTCAACGAGAACTCAAACATCAACTGCAATACCATCAAATAACCAATTTGTATTAAGACGATTTGTAAACTATTCTAATAATCAATCGTGGGGTTACGCTATGGGTGCATCATTAATTACTGAAAACGATTCATTTGTGGACGCTTTAAATAATTATATTAATTCAATATGATAGTATTACATCCAAACAAAGAGCAATATAACGCACTAAACGGCTACACAAATGGTTCAAGTAAATTGGAATTTGTGGTTGATGGTA